AAACAATTAAAAACTAAAAGCCAGGTTAGTTACCTAGCGGATAAGTTTAACCAAATGAAAGGTAAGGATCTATTAAATTGGTTGCAAGGCGGTGGCGCTTTAAGCTGGCCAGCTGATAGATTTAGTGCGGAGCAAGTAAACCAGTTAATAAAATACGTTAACGGTTTAAAAAACTATTAAGATGAAAAATAAGGGCGGTTTAATTATATTACTTTTATTAGCTGGCGTAATTGTTTACGCGGCTACTAAAAAACCAAAAAGAAGGGGATCTATTGAAATTGGGCCACTGGAAGGGAAATTCATTACGGATCCAGCAGATTTATTAAGCGACGAAGAAAAATCAATGTTTGAAATATGAGCAACAAAAATTTAATGTTATTGGTGGCAGCGGCCGCAGCTTACTATTTTTTCTTTATGAAAAAGAAACCAGCTGAATTAATTACCTCACCTGGTATGCCAGATCAACCAGCGGAGCCAGTGGCAATGTTGCAACCAATGATCCAGACAGAAAGCGTTTCTATTGTGGACGAAATTAAAACGTTTAGTGAAGGCAACCCACAACCGCAACACACCGAAGGTATTTATCAAAATTATTACGTTAACCAGGTTAGTGGAGTTAAAAAAATGGGCGTACCGTTCACAATTTAATTTTACTTTCACCTTTAATTAAAATATAATGGCAAGTTTTAAAGTAGGAGCCGAGCTTATAAATTACGACGTAAACTTTACAACTTACGACGTTAGCGGATATGTTACAAGTGATTGTAACAGTATTTTGTTTATCAATTACGGATCCAATGCAGTGCAGATTGAAAGTGTAACGCTGCAACAAAATCAAAGTTTACAGATTGAAGGAAACCAGGGCGAGTTTACAACGCGCCGTTTCTTTGCAAACTTTATTAATTCAGGTGGTTTTAACAACCTGGTAACTATTAAGAAAAATTACATAGGATAATGCCAAACATAGATTTATCAATATTAAACCAAAGACAAACGCCAGCGTTTTACGCTGATACGTTAGCCAATAGGCCCGCAGCTGGTTTTGTTGGTAGGATCTTTGTATCTACAAATACATTTGCGTTTTATCGCGATAACGGTACTGGCTGGGATCTAATCGGCGGCCCTGGTACTGGTACAATTACTGGATCTGGAACAAGTGGACAAATAGCACTTTGGGACGGCGCTAGTACTATTACTGGTGATAGTGGCCTAACTTATAACGGTACCGATAATTCGTTAACAGCTAGTAAATTTATTGTTACTGGTGGAACGTCTAGCCAATTTTTAAAAGCGGACGGATCCGTAGATAGTAGCAGTTATGTGCCTTATACTGGTGCAACTGCTAGCCTAAATATGGGTGCCAATAATATATCGGGCCAAAACTATTTTATAAATGGTAACGGCGTTAATTCAGGGGGTTATTTAGGTATTAAGCAATATTCTGGTACTTCATCTGGTAGCCTGGGTTATACTTCTTTATATGCAGCTTTGCAAAACAGTTTATATATACAATATAGTCAAACAAATAGTACTGTTAAAACTGTTGAATTAAGCAGCGGACTTTTAGGAACTACACCAAGACAATATCAATTCCCAGACGCCGACGGTACTTTGGCCCTTACTTCAAATATTTTAAACATATACAACAGCAACGGTACTTTATCAAGTGAAAGAACAGTTGCGTTAAATAATTTCAATTTAATTTTTGACGGTGGCGCAACAACAGCTAGGGTAAGATTAGACGCGGACACAAACGTTGCAAGGATATTTTCTTTTGCAACAAATAATCTACCAAGATTTGCAATAAGAGTAGACGGTACGGAAAGCGGCGGAAATACTGGTAGCGATTACGCAATTAGACGTTATGACGACGCTGGAACGTTTATTGACGCGCCATTAACAATAACAAGATCAACTGGTCAAAGTACTTTTGCAAAAAAGGTAGTTATTGAAAATAACGCGGGTGATCAACAGTTACAAATTGTTAGTACAACAGCACCGAGTATAAGATTAGATAATGCACAAACTGGTGCAACAAAGCGCGCTGGTTTAGGTATTTCAACAGCTACAAACAATTTTATTCAGGGTAGTGCAGACGGTGATTATTGTTTTTTTAATAGTAGCACGACTGCAAGCCCTATTTTATTTGGTATTTATGACGCTGGGTTAACAAATACCCAGGAAGCAGCTAGAATAAGCCCAGCAAGAAACTTTTTAATAGGTACAACAACAGACGCGGGATATAAACTTGATGTAAATGGTACTGGTAGATTTAGTGGTCAATTAAGATTAACTTATGATAGTTCATTAGTTGATGCTATGATTTTTCAAGATACAAGAGCCGTTTCTGGCAGTGGAACTTGGAGAATAGGAGCTGGAACTGGTGGAGTTGGTTTTGGTATATATTCAAATACTTTAGGAAGTACACCTTTTTTTATTGCAAGTACCGGCGCTGCAACAATTTCAGCACCTACCTTTAATGGTTTAAGTATTTCAACGCCAGATGTATCTACATTAAAATTAGTTAATTCAGCTGGTACAACTAAAAACTGGGGTTTTGCTACAACAAATTTAGCAGTAGATGATTTTGGAATATATCAATCTAATGCTGCAAATGGTGATCCAATTAACGCTGGTACAGCTAGATTATATTTTTCAACTTCTGGAAACGTTTTAATCGGCACAACAACAGACGCGGGATATAAATTAAATGTTAATGGAACTTCTTATGTAAGTGGAACTGCAATATTTAATAGTTTTGTTGGAATTAATACTATTTCACCAAGTTATTTATTAACTGTTAAACAAGAAACCACTAATTATATTGGTTATTTTGGATCTAGTGTTACTAATAATAATTCTAATGGTATAATAGCTTTACAAAGTGGATTAATACCACAAGGTGGTAGTGATACAAGAGGTGAAGCTGGAATTGATTTTTTACACGCATACGGTACTGGTGGTGTAAATGGAGATGCAAATGGTGGTTATATAAAATCAATAAGGGAAAGTGTTTTTGGAATAACTGCACAAGTTAATACTAAATTAGTTTTTGCAACTTCACAAGGAAATGTAAATTCAGTAGCATTAACAATTAAAAGTACAAGAGTAATTAATATAGCATCAATACCTACAAGTTCTGCTGGATTAGTAAGCGGAGATATATATAGCAATCTAGGAGTTTTAACAATAGTACCTTAAATAAAATAATATGAAACAAATTCAACCAATAACCCTTTGGGTAAACGGACAACAACAAACAGCAACACTTTTTAACTTAATTATCATTAATGACAATTTATTGAACAGTGCAACGTTTTACTGGCAATTATTAGATGCAGACGCAGTTAAACTAGCAGACGGTAATTTAACAATCGGGGAGCCTGACTATGACGTGTGGGGATCAAGCTCAGATATTAACCTGGCAGCGTACCAGTGGGCCGCTTCGCAGCTTAATATTACACTAGCTTAATTAATCTTTAAAATACAAAACCATGGAAACCAAACAAGCATTAGGAATTTTAAAACAAATTTTAGACGCAGCAAGCAAAAGCGGTTTATTTGAAAATTTAACGGCAGCAATGACAGCGGCCGACGCTTACAATGCAATAGCGCGTGAAATATTAAAAGAGGAAAATGGCGACGGATCTGTTATTTAGTATTTGTATTTTTATTGCCGCTGGCGGTGGGTTTTATTTTACAACCAAAAATAGGTTAGATAAAATTGAAAGGGATCTATCCAGGCACAACAATACCAATACTGAAATATTGGATCGTCTGGCGCGCATTGAAACAAAACTTGATTTTGTAACTAAATTGTAAAAAGTTAGGTAGCTTAATGTTAGAGCCTTACATTATGTAAGCGTGTGCGGGATCGATACCCGCCCTAACTACTAAAAATGTAAAAACAATGTTTAAGAATTGGAAAACAAGTTTATTTGGCCTGGGCGCGGTAATTACTGGCGTGGCTACTGTATTAAAGGGCGACGTCCCGACTGGTATTACAGCCATATTAAGCGGCCTAGGTTTATTTGCAGCAAAAGACAGCGACATTAATTTAAACAACCGTCCATAATGACTAGCCAAACCAAAAAAATATTGGTGGTTACAGTTGTGGCGTTAATCTTATTAAGCAGTACAATGGCAGTAGGAGCAAAGGCCGAGGAATTAATTAAAAGATTTGAAGCCGACGATATTAATAAATATTTAAGGGCCTATATTGATCCAGTGGGAATACCAACTATTGGTTATGGATCTACCTACAATTACGACGCAAAGCGTAAAGTAAAGCTAGGTGATAGTATTACAGTAGAAAAGGCTATTGACTGGTTAAGAAAAGAAACTAAAACGATTGCCCCCCAGATTAAAGCCCTGGTTAAAGTACCTATAAACCAAAACCAGTTAGATAGCCTAACAAGTTTTGTTTATAATGTAGGTATTGGGGCCTTTAAAAATAGTACTTTATTAAGGCTATTAAATAGCGGCGCACCTAAAAGCGAGGTGGCGGCCCAATTTGACCGCTGGAATAAAGGTACTGTAAACGGCCAAAAAGTAGTTTTACCTGGTCTAGTAAGGCGTAGAAGTGAGGAAAAAGCCCTATTTTTAGCATAAGAAGCAAAGTTGGTTAGATAAATTTCAATGGTCTAGTACAAAAAGAAAGCCTGGTGTATCTACACTGGGCTTTTTTATGCCCCTATAAAAATAAATTTGGTAGTTTAAACGTTTTTACTATAATTTTACCAACGACAAACAAAACCCTAATATATGCAACTGAAAACCGACAGTAAGATCCTGGGAGAAATAGCCAGCTTACAACACAAAATTTTGCGCCTAGAAGCATTACGCGCACTATCACCGTACGAACAATGTACATTTTTTTTCTATTCTAGTTCTGGTAAGTTTTTATCGTTAAATGAAAACGATCTACCGTTTGACCTATCTTTTGAAGTTAGGATCCTAATAGACGCGGCCCTAGAACATTACCAGCACGAAATTAAAAGATTAGAAAATAGTTTTCAATGCGACGTAAACTAATTAGATTAGCTGCAATAATATTTTTTATTGCAGTAAGCGTGCCAGTATGTATTTTAACCTACACTGGCGCATTTATACTTTTTTACCTATTTAAAATTTATCACTTATTAAAACCAACAAAATGAATGAGTATTTAAAAGATCTAGCCGATGGCTTCGGATCAATGAACAAAGTTGAAAACAAAAAAAACGAAAAGCAACCTGACTACCAGGGCTACTTTAAAGCAGATGGCAAACTATTTGAAATTGCTGGCTGGGTTAAGATTAGCAAAGCTAACAACAAGTACCTATCTATTGCAGTAAAGGAATTTACAGAAAAACAAACTAACAACGAACTTTAAAACTAGACAAATGAAAATTGATAAAAATGCCCCAGCTTTTCCAGTTATGCCAGTTCAGGATCAATTCGGCCGCCTAGTGGCGCCGATACCAGGACTAACAAAATACGAACACGTTTTATTGCAGATCCTTTGTGCAAAGGAAAGCCAAAACAATAAAAGTAATATTGGTATTTCAACACTTTTAAGAGAGTGCGAAACGCTAGCAAATGAATATTTTTTAACCCTAGAAAAAATTGAAAATGAAAAAGAAGCTAACCCAGTTATTTCAATTAACTAACAACCAGCAAGCTGTAATTGCCCTAACAATAGCAGCTGTATTAACCGCTTTTTTACAAAGGATCTAATGACAGACGGACAAAACAAATTAACCCTTGAAGAAAAACTAGCACTAAGAAAATACAAGCCCGATTTTATCCCCCCACAAAGCCAGGTTATATT